GTGTTCGCGACTTCACTCTGTACGCTTTCTTCGGTGTTTACCTGTTCAGATTCTTGAGGAGTTACGACGTCCTCGACTACTGCGTTTACAGTATTTTCATCCATGTTTGTACCTCTTTCTTTATTTGAAAATAAAAAGAGTGCCAGTAAATTAATACCGACACTCTAAGGTGTTCTATTATAGTCTGTCTATTTCTATTCCATCTTTTTTAAGAATCATTGTGCTTTTCTGACTTCCTTTAAATCCATCTTCTGTTTGCTCTATATTATAGTGTTCAATTTCAGCAAACAATTGATATCCTTTCAAATCCATAGATTCTTTAAACTGTTGAGCGTTTTCAATTGTTAACCCGAATACGTCTATTCCATTTCTTTCAAGAAGTATTTTCATCTTTGTATCTTGAAATCGTGCTATCTCTGTTGCTATCTTTCTAGTGAAATCTCTTTCAAAGTCTAGTATGTCTACAGTAAACCTATTCATACTTGTCATTCTCGTGATGTACTATCTCAAACATTCCTTTGCATTTCGGACACTTCACTTGTATTTTTAACGTTTTAGCCCACATCAAGTAATTTTCTACCTTAAAGAACAGGTGGTTACATTTCGGACATCTTTTTTCTAACATATTGACACTCTCCTTTTTATTTGGTGTTCTTAGTTGCAATTACATTAGCTCTGTAAATTATAGGTGGAAAAAACTTTTCATGGTCTACTAACCTATGCCATTCATCATCTACAAATTCTAATATTTCCATTCCTTTTGAATTAAATGTTATTTCCTTTGCCTTGTTTCTGAGTTTTTCCTTATTCAGTTCAAACCATTTAGAAATATCATCATCTTTTAAAACTCTAAGTTCTTGGTAATCTTTCATCGGCATTACGGTAGATAGTATAAATCCTACATATAACTTTTCTTGCATGGTGTTCTCCTTTCGACACTCTTCTAATTCCATTATATAACGTTTGCAGAATATTGCAATACTATTTTACATTACCTCAATAGGCGCAACATATTCCTCTGTTTCAAATGTTTCTAGCTCATCCTCTTTACGGTCAATCTCGATACCTTCCATCTTGCACTTATCTTTTTTATTCGAACAACCATAAACACTAATATGTATAATCTTTCCGTCTCTAATCGTTGGAGCTCCTTTAATTATCATAAGTGGAGTGCCACACTCAGAACATATCTTTCTACCTTCATCCATTATTCATCCCTCCCTGTTCCTGCATAGTTTGGTCTAATAATTGCGGTTGACTTGCAAGCTTCTGTTGTTCTTCTAGGCTTAACTGTCCCATAATCGCATTAGCCTGTTGTCCTGCCATCGCTTGTTCTTCTGCCTGCTGTTTCATTTGTTCTTCTTCTCGGTCAAATTCTTCTCTTAAAGACTGCGGAACGACTGTTTTAGGTGCGTTCTTCACATACTGATATTTGTTGATGTCCCCTGCGTCTTTCAGCTCCTTCATAAATGTCATTTGTAAAGATTCGCTAAATACGGAAGCAGGACCGACTTCTACCGATAAATCGAATTCAATCCCTCTGCCTTTTTCGCCGTTGAATATCTTTGTTACAGGTGCGCCCTGCTCATCTTTGCCCTTGATAGGTCTAGGAAGGTTATATGCTGTCTTGTAGAACTGTTCCCATATTGCCCCGACTTGCTTCATGCTCTGAACAATAACTTTCATGTAACCGTCGTTAGGCTTCTGCGCTTGGTTCTGCAATGCAATAATTGCACTTGCCGCCATGTTTGCCCCTAGTTGTTCGCCTGTAGAAACCTCTGTTATGCCTGTAACTGATTTAGTCATTTCCATTAGCGACTGAGTAAGGTTCATAGGAGCTGATGAGAAATTAGGTGGCTGCATGAACTTGATACCGTCCACACCGGGCTGAGGAAAGTGATCCGTTAATATCTCCCCTGGTACATTCGTTATGCTCTGTAGTAACGCGCCTACCTTTGCGATAATCTTAGGCCATGCTGTTTGCTGTACTGCGAGTAACTGCATACCCATTCCCCAGTTTAAAGCCTTCTGATTCGGTATAATGTCCTCAATGAATCCTCTACCGTATACGCATTTCTTCTTGCGCTTGAATACTGTCACGACTACCGGGTACAGTGTCGCCTTTTCTTCTGATGGTGATAATCTTCTAGGCTTACGAACGATTGCGTTCTTTACAACCTCAGTCCAGTATACTTCGCCCTTTTCCTTGTATATCTTCGTATATGTCGTAACTTCTTGACTGTTCTTTGATTCTACCTTTGCATTATCATACTTTTCTTCCTGCTGATTCTGCTTATCCGGTTCGATTAGTTCCCAGTCTGAGCCTGTTTCTTTCGCCTGTTCTATAACATCGTTAATGTCTTTTTTCCTGCGGATAATCATGAAAGGCTGTTCCTGTACCTTGTAAGGCTTCAAAGTATTGTTTCCGAATGTTATATCCATCGGGTCTATCGTTTCGCCACACAGACGACCTATGAACTTTGTATATGTACCGCCTGAGTATGAGTTATCGAGATAGTAATACAAGATTCCTGTACCCTGAGCAATTGTGTCGTTTGTCATATCTTCATTCAGTGTGTCTTGGTCTACATCTTCCCAAGTATTCTGTGCCATGTCTGTGAAGTCTGTTGCTACTTCTTCGGGTGCTTCTGAACCGTCTTGAGGTAGTTCTTTAAGCTTAAATTGCATTTTTAACTGTTGGCTTAGAATATTAGACCGTTTATTCTCGACTAACTGATCGCAGATATTGACAACTGGTCTAGGCATGGTCTTGGTATCTTCTGTAGCAGGAGGCCACTGTTTGCCCTCTATAAACCTTGCCGATTCTGGCCACTTTGTTGTAAACTCCATCGCTGTTTTATAGTCGATGTCTTTTAGCACTTCTTGATATATTCCTGCTGGGTCTTTAACTATCTTCATTTGTCACCTCCAAACATCCACTCTTTCATTAACGCCTCGTTCTTTAATATGGCTTCTGGATCCTTCTTGTCTGATTCATTGATTGCCTTAATTGTTTCGGATATAGCAATGGATTCCACTACGCTTTTAATGTCTGCGCCTGTGAAATCCTGCTTTCTTAGGTCTAGTATTTCTAGGAGTTTTTCGGTTAAATCTACCATGTTTGATAGCCTCCTGTTTGTTTTTTAGTTGTGTTGAAATGGTTTATATTATCTATCGGACTATTGGCTTGTAATGTCGTGTAGTCCTGTATAAGCTGTTGCAGAGCCTGTGTCATACTATCTACCATATCGTCATGTTGCCCGTTCGGGAAGGAGCTGCACTCATCAATGAAATCCTTTGTCCATTCTTTATCCTGTGGGATGTACACATTCCCTGCTTTGATGTGAGGCAATACAGCCTGTGTCCTTGCTATCTTGCTACCCATTGGATTTACTGCAAATAGTCCAGGTATCTTATGCTTTAACATCTGAATGACAGCAGGCCCATTTGCTTTATCCTCAACAAGTTTTAAATGAGCTGTAGGATATTTATATGTCATTTGCATTATTGCCTGTAAAGTTGATGGTAAGTCTAATCTATCCCTTGTCATGTCTAACAGATACTTGTCTGCTCCAACTCTGCCCCATACTTGGCCGACTACATAATCCGATCCTGTAGAGTCTTTAAATGTACAATCCCAACTTTGAATAATCTGATCGAATCTATCAGGTACGACCTCATAATACTGCCACCAGTTACGCTTAATCATGTTTCCGGCTTCTGCTGTAGGTCTGCCCTGATACAGTGCGTTGAATGTCTGCGAATAGCTTTTCACTTCTTCTATGAACTGTGTGCCATATCTATCCGGCCATAACGGTTCACCTTCTAATCGTCCTAGTATATCGTCCTTTTCTGCTTCGAGCTGTAGGTTGATAACTTCCCAAGGAAGAGGCTTTCCATATTCTTTATTCAGCAATCGTCCTGCTAAATCATCCTCATGCCATCGTGTCATAATTAATATTACGATTGCAGGAGGTTCTAGCCTAGTTTTTAAGCTGTTCTGCCACTCTTTCCATGTCTTATCCCTGTAGGTTTGGCTGTTTGCTTCTTCATAAGTTTTAATCGGATCATCTATTAATAACAGGTTTGCACCCTTACCCGTTATTCCTCCGAGTATACCAGCCTTAACGCAAACTGATCCGTTGTTATAAACTGTTCGCTCCTGATTGTCTGAATCTATCTGACATCCGAACACATTGAAGTTCTTTGTCTTATTGCTGTTCGCCCTTGCGAAATCATCTGCAAGTGTGCTACTGTATGCCGTCATAATCGTTTTGCTCTTTGGGTATTTCCCCATAAAATAAGACGGTAATGTTTCGGTTATCGTCATACTCTTTCCATGCCTAGGCGCTACACTGAACATCAGATATTGATTCTTCTTTGCAATTTTTCCGTCAAGCATCTGCTCACGCTTCATCAGTGCATCATTGACTTTATTGATGATGAACATAGAATATTTCATCGGTTCAAACTCAGGGTTCGTATACTTCACGTAGTCGATATAATTCTCTTTTGCTAGGTGCTTCTGACGAACCAGAAGTGCTTTGGCTAATAGAATCTTTTCTTTATCGGTCATTATCCACCTAGTTTCTTAATAACTCTCTCAGCTTCTTCTGGCGTCATATCGTGGTTTAGGTTTACATTTTCGGTTTCGATACGATCCCTCCACATTGCCGGCTGTCTGTTCTTTAGCCAGAAAATAGCCGCTGTTGTATCGGGTGGATAGTGTTTTACCACTTCCATTGTATCTGTGATTTGTCCCTGAAATGAAGCTGTAACAATTTCAGGATGGTCATATCCTTTAGCTCTGTGGAATAGTTTGCTTGCTATAACAGCGTCTGCTTCTGATTTACCTCTTTTTAAGGACTCGAAAAACTCAGGATAATCTATTTTCCAGTTATTAATTGTACTTACATCAACCTGAAAGAATACGGCTAAATCTGCATCAGTAGCACCCAATAGCGCATAATTATATGCTAAGTCAATATATTCAGGTTTAAAGCTTGTCGGTCTACCTCCTGCATGTGCCATACTACCCCTCCTCAAATTAAATAAGCCACCCCGGAATGCAATGCCCCAGTCGGGCAGCTCTTGACGATACACTACCGCCTGATTTAATTATATCATGTTTGTGGGAAATGTAAATAAATATGTTGCTACAGGCTGAACGAACCGAAAATATTAACAGAGTGAACGCGGAATGAACAAAAAATGAACAGCTGAAACAATTGGTATATAAGGTATATATAGATATATAGATATAATGTTAATATGTTAATACAATAATATACTCCTATACGCGTACGCGCACGCACATGTACAAGGGTATATTTTTCGGGTGAACAGAGTGAACATTTTTTTATAAATACATATAACCGTTGCAATAGTATGTTTAAGGCCGTTTGTTTTTTGTTCATTATGAAATAAATGTAAATTATTAAAAATATAACTTAAGGCATAAGCCTGTAGGATTGCACGTGTTAATTCAAGTTTCAGTATTTTATTAACATTGCAATAAAAAAAGGGACTTTCGTCCCAAAATAAGTATATTATTTGATTTTATCTGCTTATAATAACCGTTTTTTCATGTGGCTTTATTTCTGTTTCACCATTTGTATTTACAAATGTTCGATAAACTCCATCGTAATGTCTTTTATTTACACCTATAAAATCAAATTTAATTTTAATTGCTTTGTTCAACTTCATCTGGGATTCAGGTTTTTTATAGTGATCCTTGCAAAACCTTAAATACTGTTTATAAATTTTCATTGTTGCAGAACCTTCGGCATCCTCTCTTTTAATTGATAAAATAAAATCATAAGTAACTTGAGATACTTCGCATTTGTCATTTTTCATCTTGGTACTTCCTTTCATTTATTAATGTAATTATAACACCAACGCAACATTTTGTAAACAGCATTCGAAAATAATTTAAAATATATGGTTGACAACAACAACAACAAGGTGTATCATAGGATTATAGCAAACGAGAGAACGCAAACGAGAGAACGAACCGAATAAAATTGATGGAGGGTAAAGGAAATGATGAACGTAAAAAATATGCCTAAAGAAGTGAAGAACGCAATTAAAAATGTGGTAACAGCAAGAGAAACATGGAATATAGTTGATTCAGCCGATAAAGCAACAAGAAAAGAAATCCTTTCCAACGAGATATTCACGGAAGAAGAAAATGGCGAAAGAATAGCAGAGCAATGGTCGGACTTCTTGATGGGCAAAGAAGATTTTGAAAAGTATTGCAAACTAGTATATAGCAGAAATTGCGAGAAGGGATTCGATGCAGGCTCATGGGAACTAAACTTTTTCCCAATACAGAAAAGAGTATGGGACGAGGAAAACATACTGATAGATACATTATCAAAGGACATTCCGAACTGCACAAAATCAGTAATTGAAACGATTAAAACAAGTCCAAAACGTAGAGCTGAGTTTTTAGCACTTATCGAACTGTAACCACCCCACACCGAGCCGGCGGAATCCGGCGTAATTGAAGGAGGACGAAAAATGACGAAAGCAAACTATTTTAAGGTTCAGAAACTCAATAAACAGTTTAACGAGGCAATGCAGGCCGGTAACATCGAACTAGCGAAACAGATTGACGCACAGATAAATAAAATAGTATGGGAGGACAAATAAATGACAATTAAAACAAACCGTTTAAATCCGAAAAGCCACATCGTATGGAATCAGCTCGCACTTCTCAGGTATCTTCAATGGGAACATTTAGTTTTAGGCGTTAGAAGGAGGTTTTAACATGTGCAAGCAAGAATTCTACGACAACCCACCTATAAGACACGCAGACCACTCACAGTTACTCGAAAACTACCACGAATGCCTATATCATGCCGCAGACTTTCAAGTCCATTCGAAGCGTTTTGAGCTCGAAGGAGATTTTCACAAAGCCGAGTGCAGTTTGGAGCTGTCGCATTACTGGAAGGCAAAAGCGTTGCAGTACGAGGATAAGATTAATAAGATTGTTAGGGGGTAGAGAGATGAACCATAGACAGTGGAAGAAGTCGCTAACTCAAGAGCAACGAGATATAATAAAAGAGTTTTCAAGGTGTCAGGAGTGCGGTAAGAAATTAAACCAAAAAGACAAATATCACATGAAATACGGAACATGTAACGCTACTTGTTACCTACACATGGTAGGAATGAGTTGGTCGGATTTTTATTAAAGGAGGAAGCGAAATGACATACGGAGCCGAAGAATTACTACAGGAAAAGCAGAACGAAATTGACCGATTAACCGAATACGAGGATCGCGCCGAAAAAGCAGAGGAAGCATTGCGGAAGATACTGAATTATTTGGAACTCGGAAATGAAAAAACATATAATAAAGCGAATGAGATTTTAGAGGATGTCGGGTGTTTTCCGTTTCATGGATGGAGGGTGAGAAAATGAGCTGCCAAGGTTGCAAAGAACGTCATTTAACGTGCCATCAGCATTGCCAAGACTACAAAGAAACCGCAGAACGAGCAAAGCTAATCCGAGAAGAACGAAAAAAAGCAAGCAGATTTAATGGCGTTACAGGCAAGACGGATAAGAACCATGATAAAGCGTTTATTAGCGCAGTAAGGGAGAGTGTGAAATGAACATTAAAATATTAGAAACTATACAAGAATTTAACTCGTCATTTTCAGACGAAAGAACACTTGGAATCTATAAGGTAGAGATTGATTCATCCAATTACTTTGTTACTAGAAATGGAGATAAGTTTTTCATTATATGCCATATGTTAGGAGGAGATACTTTACAAGGCGCAACTAATGGTTTTAGAGATGGAATGTTAGAAATATTAAGCAAGGAGAGTGTAAAATGA